CGCTTCGAGAACTGGTGATTGGAGTATAGGAGCACATCAAGTAGCGGGTGGAGCACCATCAGTAGCCCCATATTGGAGTCCGCAACTTATAGGACAATAATGGGACAATAGGAGGCAGGATGAAAAACATAATTACTAAATTAGTAGCAATTAGTAGTTTGTTAGTAGTTACAAGCGGATGTGCAGCAGAAATGATTAATCTTGATCCTAAATTTCAGGAGATTGACGCGTCTATCGCACAGAACGAATCGAGAATAACCGCGATTGAAGATGATTATGATGTATTCAAATCATCAATTACCGATAGAATCAATATGTTCAACCAGACACTATTAGACTTCATGCCGCCGGGGTTTGTCATGTGTGTTATATCTTCCGATACAGCACATAATTGGGAAGTAAAGTATGGTACAGACGGCGTGAAGGTAGATTATATTACTGGAATTTCAACAACAACACCATAAGCGAGGTAATGTATGAACGATTTTAGAAAAATTGATGATGACACAAAACGCAGGTTGTTTGACATAACGATACCTGTTAAAATGTCAGAATTGAAACAGGAAATGAAAGATTTTAAAGAAGAAATGCACCGTAAACTTGATAATGGGATTACATCTAAACTTGACAAGATAGTTGAAAAAGTGATGGGGTTACAATGCAACGTACATATTGAGAAGATAAATAATTTACAATCTACTATTGATAAAGATATTATTAACTGTAATAGGAAGATTAACGGGCTTTACTGGGCGTTTATTATAGTTATTGTAGTGGGCATAGTTTTAGGCGTTTGGATGAAAACCTTAAACACAAAGGATTTGAAAGAACAGGTCTCAATAGCCAAAGGCATGGAAGGATACAGGGTAACTCAAATGATTTATAGAGATTTCTATAAATAATTATAAAGGGAGGGAATCATGGCACCAACAGCAGGTAATATTGTAGTAGGAATGCAAACGAACAATACTGTAAAAGTTGGAGTTTACGGTACAGCAGAAGGGGCTTGCACGGAACTGGGATTTACAGAAGGGGGTATTGAGCTTTCAAATCCACGAGAATATTATGAAAAGAAAGCAGACCAGTATATCGGTACTCTCGGCGTTGTAAAAACAAGCGAAAGACCGACGGTTAAATTCTCTATTGCCGAGGCGACGCTTGATAATATGCGTCTTGCATGGGATTATCCTGCGGCGGCATTAGCGGCAAGTGTGCTGACAGCTGGTGGCAATCCGACAGCGACAGAATTGACGCTTTTTGTCAATAGCAATTCTCCGAGTGGCGGCACAAGGAAATATGAATTTTTAAAAGTGATTTGTATTTCAGCCGGTACGCATGGGATTAAAAAAGATGACAAGACGATGATTGAGTTTGAATTTCTTGTCATGCAGGATACAACTGCGGCGGCGAATGAGCAGATGTGTATTATCACTGATTCGGGTGTTGATACTACAGCGCCGACGATCGCTATGACCGCGCCAGCAGACGGCGGCGAGGTAGCAAAAGACGCAAGAACGGTAGTAACATTGACTATCACCGAAGCTGGCATAATAGATGAGAATACTCTTGTCTATGGTGCAGATGATGGCGCAACGATAATGATACTCAATGATACGGTACGCGCGACTACATCGCTTGTTGCTGGTGTAATTACTTATGACGCGGCAACGAAGGTTATCACCTTTACGCCGGACGCAAACTGGACAGGAAGCGATACTTTGCAGCTAATTGTTACGACAGGGTTAAGTGATCAGGCAGGGAATCATCTTGCGACAACATTTATCGGGCAATTCTCTGTAGCAGCTTAAAAATAAACCTTTTCGGCGGGGCAGTAGACGCGTACTGCTCCGTCGGGGGCGTATGGAGGGATTATGAAAGACGAATTAATTTTAGTACCGGGAACAAAAGAGGTTATTATCGGGGATAGGAAGTATCAAGTCGGCAGATTATCTTTAACGCAGGAGTTTAAGATTGGCAGATTTTTTTCTAAAACGATACTGTCAAGTCAAGAAAAATTAAAATCTATTAAAGAGAATACTGAAAAGGGAACATCAAATGCCGACGATATATTAGGTATTCTTGAATTGCTTAATGAAGATGAGATTTGCAAACTGTTCTCTGTTATTCTTAAAGAAGATGATATTGAATTTTTAAAATCTAATATTAATCTGCCTATAATTATTGAGATTGTAGCTGATCTTTTAGAAAATTATAAAATCGACAGCGTAAAAAAAAACGTTCAAAGGATTATGGATTACGTTTCTCAAATGCTGCCGAAGAAAGCAGTGGTTTAATTACAGTATGTGTAAAGTTGTCTCATTATTTAAACTATACAGTTGAAGAAATACTTGATCACGATATTGTATGGGTTAATAAAATGCAGGAAATCGTTGCACGGGAAGAGCTTGAAAAGACTCTCATGGAATTGTCGATACACGGGATTGATCCAAAACAGATTGATTCAATCCGCGGTAAATTTGAAAGTCAATTTAAGAACGATCAGGAAATAAAGGCAGATAGCAAAATGGAATTAAAAAAATTACAGGGGATTAGCGGGTTTAAGATTGGCAAGAAAAATAGAACGAAGTTTATACGATAGGGTGAAATAATGGCAGAAATTGGTAATTTTTTTGTAACAGTCGGATCAAAATTCGACAAGGCTGGTTTCGACAAAGCACGGGCGGCAATCAATGGCGTTGCGAAGGCAGGACTTGTTATGGGTGCGGCTCTGGCGGCGGCGGCGTATAAAGCGGCGCAGGCGGCTGGTATTCAGGAACGGGCAGAGTTGACGCTTGCACAGGCAATGCAACAGGCAGGAACATATACCAAAGCGGCTTTTGAGCATAACAAAGATTATGCGGCTTCGCTTCAAACAATGACTGAATACGGCGACGAGGCAATCCTCGGCGTACAAAAAATGCTCACAAACTTCGGCGTTGAAGGAGTTATGCTTGATAAATTGACTCAATCAACGCTTGACCTTGCTTCTGCAAAGGGGATGGACTTAAGGGCGGCGGCTGACCTTGTATCAAAATCGGTCGGCAGCACAACGAATGCCTTAACACGATACGGTATAGCGGTTGAAGGCGATGTGGGTTCAACAGAACGATTGCAAATGGCGGTTGATAATATTTCAAAACTATTCGGCGGTGCAGCCGAAGCAAATGCAAAAACATTTCTCGGCGCGGTGAATCAGCTGAAAAATATCATAGGTGATTTATGGGAAGATGTCGGATTTAAATTATTGCCCGTACTAAAAGATTATGTAAAAATAATAAAAACAGATGTCGTGCCTAAAGTAAAAGAATGGATTGATGAATCAGGCAATATTGAAAAAGTTATTATAAGAGTTGTTGGCGTAATTCGAATTGTTACAGTTACGGCATATTCATTCGGGAAAGCAGTCGGATTGATGAGCCAGCTTGTAGTAGTCGGCTATAATTCGCTTAATGCTTTCTATGCGTCAACAGGGATGGTTGCCGCCGGATTAACAGGCAATATTCCATTAGCAATAAAATTCGGTAAGCAAGCGAAAGCAAACGCTGACAAAGCAAGCAAGGGATGGGAGAATTTAAAAACGTCAGTTATGGACGCTGGAATGACGATTGATGAAATTAATGCGCTGGAATTAGAATCGTTTAAATTAAAAGAAGAAGGAAAAACAGCAGTATTAGTTGAGCAATCGGAAATACAGAATGAGCTTGCAATAACTGATGCTGAAATAGCATTAGCACGGGCAGAAGAAGAAGCAACAATTTATGATGCTATGAAGGAAAGAAAAAAGAAAAAAAATGCTGAAACAGAAGAAGCAATCAGAATCGAAGATAGACGGACAGCCGACGCTATTGCAAGAGGCGTTTTAATGGTTGCCGAATTAGAAGTTTTAACATGGCGAACAGGCGCAAAAGCATTCGGTCAAGCAATGAAGGATAGACTAAAACAATATATAATGACGAAATACGTTGAATTGCAGGCGGCGAAAGTAGTTGAATTGGCAAAAGCTGTTTTTCAAACCGCGACAACATGGGGCGCGGCAGCTTGGCAGATCGGGGTTATTGTAAGTCAATTCGCTGTAGCTGTAGGGGCAATCAGGGCATTGCAGAACTTTGATAAAGGCGGTATAGTCGGCGGGCGCATAGGTCAGCCTCAACTTGCAATCGTACACGGTGGCGAAACAGTTATACCAAACGGTGGCGGTGGATCAGGCAATATTTATATAACTTTACCGCCGATACCTTCACGAAGGGCGGCGCGGGATCATGCAAAGATTATCGGCAAGGCGTTATACGATGAAGTAAAAAAATCACGGAGGATATAATGCGTAAATTATTATTATCAGTAATGTTTTTGTTTATTTCAGCAAACATATTCGGTGCTGAACTCGGCGCGGGCGGCGGCAGTGGTTATCCGGCGGCACTTGATACAGACGCAACACCTGAATCGGACGTAACACTAGCGAGGTCAAATGTTCCGAACGATTTAGCTGATGCGATAATAAAAATTCAAACTGAATTAGGAACTGATCCTGCCGGTACAGCGGCAACAGTAGATAATAGAATTGATATACGATCAGCCGCAAGAGCTTATTTAAGTGCTTCACAAGAAAATATCGTACATGGCGACTTTTATAAGGTATTATTTGACACGGAAAATTATGATGTCGGTGCTGATTTTAATGTATCAGAAAGTACATTCACCGTGCCTATAACGGGATATTATGCTATTTCTACTGCTATAACATGGACAAATACTCAAGCCGATACTGAATATATAATATCAATTCAAGTAAACAACGTGGATGTTGCGCAATCATATTCTCAAACATCGCTTGCCGGTGCTATTACAAGCAATATAAATACTACATTATATTTAACGGCAGCCGCCGGGATACAAATAGTAGTATATAACAATCATGGTGCTGATGATACGGTTGATATAGCCGCGACTACTTTCAGTTGGGTTGATATAAGAATGCTGCCACAATAAGGAAATAATATGGCACGGTGGGGCGAATTTTACTGGGGTGATGAATACTGGGAAGATGGCGTAACTATAGGCGGTTACTTAACCGATATAGCCTATGCGAATATATCCGATTTACTGACGAAAGAAATCAATACTTGCACATTTGAAATATACGGAACGTATACAAATAAACCGCTTGCCGGGCAGGAAGTTATAATAAAAAAAGGCGGGATAAAATTATTTCATGGCAGGATAACAGCGATAGAAGCCGAGAAATTAGCCGGGGATGAATTTGTTTTTTATGTTGAATGCTCTGACTGGCAGATTGACCTTGATAAAAAGCTGGTTGTTGAAACTTTTGAAGGTAAGACATTATATTATATCGTTGATTTTATTAATACAAAATATTGCGCTGGATTTACTGTAGATAATGTTGCCAATCCAGGCGCAACGATTAACAGGATACAATTTAATTATCTGCTTGTTTCAGAATGTTTTGAACAACTTGCGGAAATGACCGGGCTGGATTGGTACGTTGATTATGATAAGGATATACATTTTTTTGTTTTTGACGAAAATGCCGCGCCGATAGCACTTGAAGATAACGGGACGGAATTTGATAGTTTAATTATAACGCCTGATTATACGCAGATCGTAAACAAAATATGGGTACGTGGAGGATTTTATAAGTCGGCAGAATATACGCAGGATACTATTACGGCGATTGCGGGCCAGGTTGATTTGCCGATTGCGTATAAACCGCATGATATTTCAGTAACAGTTAATGCCGCGCCTAAAACGATTGGTATACAATTTATTGACGAAGAAGATGGAACTTTTGATTTTTTATTAAACTATAATGAGAAAATTTTAAAAGCAGACAAAGTAACGTATGCGACAGGATTAACCGTGGCAGATGCCGTTATAATGAAATACAAATATGAGATACCTATATTGGCGGTAGTCGAAGATATAAGCAGTCAATCCGATTTAAAAGACGTACAGGGCGGCGATGGTATACGGGAAAAATATATTGTTGACCAGAATATCGAAACGATAGATCAGGCAAGAGAAAGGGGATTAGCGGAACTTGATATGTATTCTGAACCGCTTATAGAGGGATCATTTTCTTCATTACAAGGCGGCTGGAAATCAGGGCAGAGGTTACACGTTGATTTGACCGACAGGGGTGTTGACGCATATTATATGATAAGGGAAGTAAATATCGAAGCACTTGGTGGCGATCAATATATTTATCATATAACT